GGAATCGTGATCTTCGTATTGTCGGCGGGATTGTGCATGCCTTCGGGATCATAAACTTCGGTATCGAATTGAAGCGCGGTGCGAACCCCGGACGCCACAGCCTGATCGGCGGAATGTCCGAGAAGACAAATGATGTCTTCTGTCGGGTCGTCGATCTTCTGGATCGCCATACTGGAACCAGAAAGATCATATGGGAGAACAAGGTTAATGGCGAGCGGCCCCTTGGCAACCGTCGAATAATACTGCAATTCGATGTAGTCACCAGCGGAAAGATAGATCGGGGCAAGGTACGAATACTCAAACCAGCTCAGACGTCCGACCCGGGAGAAACGATAGATCGGCGTCGTTCCGTTCAGGAGAATCCGGTGATATGTGATCGCCGTGATACTGGACCCGTGCGGCGCATTGACGCAACACAGATAGAATCCCGACGCCGGGGCGACAAGGCGGGTCGGATTCGCGACATCCCACCAAGCCGCGCTTCCGTTTTCGAAATCGGCGGCCTGCCAGACAAAGCTGTCCCATGCCCCGAGCACCGCGGCTTGATGGCTCGTCAGTCTTACTTTTGCGCCGATGTTATCCATCGAGTCTCACAATACTTGCAATCGGGGTGCTGAGATTTTCAGCCAAAATCGTATCACCTGATTTCGCCTGAAATTCGAGATATTCACCTTTTGACAAAATCAGAAGATGATCACACGAGCAACCGGAGAGCTGCGAAGACAAAGCCGGTCGCGATTCGGCCACAACGGTCAAACCGTTTTTGAGAATCCGCGTAATCAATTGCTGCCCGGGATCTGGCGTTCCGACATCCGCGGTGAAGCACGCCACATACTGCCCGTCTTCACGGATCAGCATTTTTGTCGGCGACCCGGCGTCGAACAAGGTCTCGTCACCGCCCGCCACCGTGTCGAAAATTACCGACGTCCATGTGACGTTGTTGATGGATTGCTCGCCAAGCGCTTCGGAACGGCGAAGAATCGTGCGCGCTCCGAGGATGTCGCGCAGGCGATGAATCTTCCGTCGGTTCCAACCGAGCAGATTGCAAAGCTCGACCGGCTTTTTGAGGTTATACCCCGGGATATGGATATGATCGACCATTCCGGTTTATTCCCCGCCGGGCTCCAAAATCGACTGGACGGCGACGGCAATGGCACCGTCTGCAGCATCCGAAACGCCGACGAACTGGAACAGCGCCGCATTCCGGCCGATAGTAAACGAGCCACGGGCGGCGGCTTCGAAACGAATTTTTCCGGGGGCGATTTTCAACGGGCCCGCGGCTTCGGCGAGCACGACGAGATACGGATCGAAGCCGGACTGCGCGACATCGGCGATGGCCTCGGGAACCATTTCTTTTCCGCCGACCCTGCCGATGTTCGCCGCGATGGGACGAATCAGAAGATCGACATAGGTTCCGGCACCCATGACGACGTCGAAATAGACGCGCAGCGATGTCCCGTTTGTGAGATCGTAGCCGTCTGAGTTTCCGAGCACCGGGCTCGGTGATGCGTTGAGAGCCGCGGTGCGTTCGACGGCGGCGGCGAAGGGTTTGCCGGTGACGATTTGAACATCGCCGAATCCGAGTCCGGATTCGAACTTCTTGACGTCAAGCTGAATGACGCTCATTTGCGCTCTCCTCAATTACGGTTCAGCATCGCTCCCGATAGGGAGGCGCGCGATAGTAAAAAGGGGCGACCCCTTTCGGGTCGCCCCTTTCGTTTCTTCAAAGAGCTTGAACGGATCAGGCGACCGAAACGTTCAGGCCGACGGTCACGGCACGGTCCGACGCGGACTTCGCGGGCTTGAGCCGGGCGAAGATCTTGCGAACGGTGCCGACCATGATCCGCTGCCGGGTCAACGGCGCGGAATCCATCTCGACGTCGAGCATCCGGCGATCGCCGACCATGAAGGCCGGTTTGTTGACCCGCAGGATCTGGGTCGTGCTTCCCGGGGTGCTGGGAACCACACCGCTCGAATCGAGGGTGGTCTTGACGAGGTCGGAAACCACGACATCGCAGCCCAGAAGCTGCCCGGCGGCGCCCTTGAGCAGAACCGCATTCGGCCCGAGCTTGTCGATGGTCAGCAGGATCTGCGCCCCGCTGGAATCCCGGAGGCCCATCAGCTTGACGAGGCCCTGCGGGCTGGTCAGGAAGATGGAATCCGAATCCTTGGCGCCGAACCGGCCCTGCAGAAGCTTGAGCTTCATGACGTTGTCGGCCGTCATGTTCGCGCCGCTGAGATCGACGGTGCCCGTGGTCGTGGAGAAGTCGGCGCCCATGGCATCGGCGCGCAGACCGTTCCAGAGCGACTGCACATCGGAAACCCCGCCCGCGGCCGCGACGACATCGCTGTCGGGGTGGGTCGCTTCGGTGGAACCGTTGATGATGCAGTTTTCCTCGCCTTCGGCGAGCGCGATGACGAGCTGCCTGCGGATCGTGGGGATCATCGGAATGATCGAATCGTCCTCGATGGTCTTGGAGAAGATCGAGGACGCGATGACCTCGACGGCGGTCAGGGTCTCGCGGTCGGTTCCGAGATTCGAAACGACGGCCGGAACATTGTACGGCGTGTTTCCGGTCGATTCCGCGATGCCGTAGGGCGTGAAGTCCGCGATGAGCTGGGATTTCTTCACGGTCCCGTTTGGCATCGTGAAATGCGGGAAGGCCTGAGCCAGCACGCGCTCGATGCGGATCATGTCGATGAGCTCGGGGGAGAAGATTTCGGGAATCCACTCCGAACCCGCGCCCGCGGTTCCGGCCGCCATGGCCTTCGCGAGTTCTCCGGAGCCCTTGCCGAGATCGTGGTCCCAGATCTCGCCGAGCTCGGGGTAGTTCTTGAGAACTTCGCCGGGCGTCTTCTGCAGCACCGCGGAAGCGAGCAGCACGTCATCGTTCCAGCGATGGAACTTCTGCAGCCATTCGTCGGAGCCCGCACGCTTTTTGATGGCCTTGGCGTACGCCATGCGCGGGGCGGTGAGACGGTCGGGGGTTCCCCACGAGGACTTGAAGACGGGCCCGTCGTCGCGCTGATAGTCGACGTTGAGTCCGGCTTCCTTGAGAACCTTCAGCGCCTTCGCGACCTCGTCGCCGAGATCCTTGTCGGAGCGGCTGGTGCCGTTCTTCTTGGCTTCGGCGACTCCCTTGAGCACCTTCAGTGCTTCTTCCGCGGTCTTGATTTCCATGGTTGTCTCCCTTTACCGGTTGTAGGCAACGTGGCCCAAATTCCCTTTTTTGTTCCTCCGCGCTACTTTTCGTCCGCGGGGGCGATCGCGGCGGCGGTCGCCATCATAAAATCTTCGAAGACGGATTTCTCGACGAACTTTTCGCCGAGCGCCTTCGTGATCGATTCCGAAATCGCGGTTTCCAGCCCGGGCCGAACCTTCTCGGCGATGGCCTTCAGCATCTCTTCCGTCCACTCCGGGTCGCCCTTGGGCGCCGCGGCCGGGGGATCCCCGGCATCTTTGGTCAGGCCATCGATGGCCTCCATGGCCTTGTCGAGTTCGGTCTTGGCGGCTTCGGGAAGGCCTTCGGCTTTCAGCGCGGCTTCGAGGGCCGCCTTGACGACGCCGAACCGATCGTCTTTGACGACTGTTTCGCCGAACACCTTGACGACTTCGGCCCGGATCTCGGCGACGGCTTTCGTGGTCTCCTCGCCGAACTTCGTGAAGACGTCGGAAGCCGACGGCATGGGATCGTTGTCGTTCTTGCGGAGCGCCTTGGCTTCTTCGTCGATCTTGGCGATGAACTGCGTGAAGGGTTCCTTCAAGGCCGCGGCGAGTTTGGCGAGTTCGCTCATGGGTTTCTCCTCGGGATTGTTGCGTTTCATCAAAGCAAACCGGATTCGATTCGCGGGGTTGTCAACGATCGAGACCTCATCGACTTCGAGGTCTTCGAGTTTCTTTGGTTTTCCGCCGCGAGTCTTCATGTTCATCAATACTAGACCCGCGGTGGGGCAGCTTCGCGCGCATTCGCACGGCCGCCGAGAGAATATCCGCCGAATTCTCCGGATTTGATCTTGGCCCAGATCCCGTCATCGAGAACCTTCGAGACCAGAACCCACGACCCCTTTTTGATGTCCTGACCGCCGAGTTTGTAATCGGTGGGCGCGATAAAGGATTCGACGGGCCGGACCTTGTCCGTATTCTCTTCGTGCATCAACTTGTTCCGCTGGCTTTCAAGCATCCAGCGGTGCGCCGCCTTTTCGATGGTGGCTTCATCGGCCCAGTCACCCTGCGCATCGACTTCATACGGTTTGTAAACGACGCCATAGACGAGACGTTGTGTGCCTTCGGCTTTTTCGACTTCTTCGTGATGCACGAACGGCACGAAGCATTCGAAACTGCATTTCTGAGTCGCGGCCGTGGCTTCGGCGAGCTTGTCCTGCGGCTCGTCATATTCGATCTCGCGGCGTCCGATCTCGGCCATTACGATTTTGTGGGCGGCGATGATTTTCTCCGGTGTGTCTCCGAGCTCGAAATAGATGGCCGCGCTGTCGTGGAGTTCGTGGTCGATGTCGATGATCTGTTCGTTGCTGAGATCTTCGATGATGGCGATGCGATCCACTTTTTCGAGGGCCTCGGTCTGGCTCTGCACTGATCCCGGACGGCGCAACATGCCATCACCGGAAAGCGTGACGTCGACGGGTTGTGTCAACGGTTCGAAATCGATGCCGATGAGGACTTCTTCGGGGTTGTCGGGATTGTCGACAACCGGCCAGACTCCGGTCGTTCCGATCGCTTTTGTTCCTGCCACAACGACAAAACGCCAGTCGTCGCGATCGATCCTCGCGGCCTCGGCAGCCTCCGGACTTTTGGGGACCTTCAGCGTTTTCATCGACCCGTCGAGGATCTTCTTGCCGTCTTCCTCGGAGATCACAATCGCACTCATTTCGTTGATGGGAACCTTGCGCAGATACTCGCCGAAATCGGTCATCATTTTGCGCTGGCGTTTGGGCAGCGCGGGGCCGCCCTCGCTGTGCTCGATGTCGCGTTTGTCGAGTTCGTCCACGACGATGGCGTGGACCGTGGTCAACGTCGAAAGAAGCTTTCCGAGCCTGTGATCGTTGGCGCAGTTCGCGAGATCTGTTTTCCAGACCTTATGAATCCTGCGGTCGAGCTTGATCAGCTCGCGATCATCGAGAGCCCGAATCGTTTTTTCGTCGCAGTCGTAGATTGACGGCATATTAAATCGCTCCTTGCGCCCGCGCTTCTTCTTCGGTCAGAAGCTGCAAATGGCATTCACACCTTGACGTGTTCCATGGCCCGGCGCTGGGGTCCCCGGGCGCGTCCATGAGTTCGATCCCATTACGCCCCGGGACCTCGAACGGCTGGTCGATTGGGACGATGACGGAGTTCATGACGACGTGATTCTCGCCATATCGCCCGTCGCGTGTATTCGCGCCGGTAATCATCCATTGTTTGTGCGTATAGGTGTCGCGTCCCTGCGCAAGAATCGCGGTATTCGAAAAAGTCGTGGCGTCGGACGGCACGAGATCCGAAATTCGCTGTTCGATGAGACGATCGAATTCGTCGCTCATCCGATCGAGTGCCTGTTTCGAGTCCAGCCCTTCGACTCGCGCCTTTTCGGCGGCGTCGATGACTCGATTCCGAATCGTGTTCGCCGTCGAAGACAGCCGATCTTTCTTCCAGCTTTCGAAAGCCTTCTTGAAAGACGGATCGGTCTCGGCGACTTCCTTGAAATCGACTCCAAGACCGCGGGCCGCGACCCGGGCGGCGACGTTGGTTTGATTGAGGACTTCACCACCGACTTCGTCGATGAGGATCCCGAGAACGTCGTCATCGGAAAGCGGAATCCCGTTCAGCGACCGGAAGTCGAATTGCGGTACGCTGTCGTCGGCTTTCCGGACACGTTTCGAAGTAACGATCTGATCGCGGAATCTCCGCAGCACTTCCGCTTTGATCCGTTCAAAAGCCACACGATAACGACCGGCGAGCTTGCGCTGCATCCGATGCCGAACGTTCATCGACGCCTTGATCGTGTCGAGCCGGTCGAAGTAATCGACGAGCTCCTTTTTCATTTCGAGGTCATGCCGCTCGCCTTCGAACGATGGATCGCCAATGCTCGGCGTGATGCGTTCCGGATCCGGGTCGCCTTCGAGACCTTCTGGACGCTCCGGCCTGCCCGGGGCGCTATACGGTGCAAGGCCGAGCGGAGCGTGCCACGTATCGCCCCACGGGACCGGCTTCAGACCGCGTTCGGCGCGGACTTCGTTGATGGTCATGATGCCGCGATTGACTTCGGAATCCGCGGAACGCGCACGGACATCGAGATCTTCGACGAGCGAGAGCACGTCCTGCCAATCGAACTCGATGCGCTCGTCTTCCGGTGCGAGCCAGAGATTGATCGATTCTTCGATCCGCTTGGCAAGGCCGACGACCGTCAGTTGATAAAAATAGGCTTTCTGCTCTTGGAAGTTACCGGCACCGCTGACGGCGACGCCGACCATGGCCGGAGGAACGCCCTGCGTGGCGAGCTGGGCATCACGGGCGCGGTCCATGAGCTCCGCGAACTGAATATCGTGCTGGGTAAACGCCGTTTTGTTGAATTTCAGTCCGGAATGCAGAATCAGAATCGAGCGCCAGACGTCGGGGTGCCCGAGTCGGTTCTTGATCGCGGTTTCGACCTGATCGACCTGCTGTTCGCTCAACGGATATTCGGTCTGGAAAACGCCTTCGGGCATACCGGCCGCACCGTTGCGGAAGAAAGCATTGTTCCACGCTTTGCCGTAGAACTCCCAGATCGCCGAAGTCTGCGACGCCATCGAAGGCGATACCGGCCAATAATCGGCGAAGGGTGACCAGTTGCGCATCGTGAACAGATTCTCGGCCGGAATGAACCGAGCAACACCGGGGCTCTGTTCGAAGTCGATACCCTTCCAATAATCCTTTGGATCGGGGACGATCTTGATACGATCAGGGCGCAAACGTTTCAGGCCGTTGACCTTCCCTTTCGGGTCTCCGTTCTCGAACGATTTTTCCCAGAAGGTCCATCCGCACAAGCTGAGATCGATGATGATGAGTTCGGCGAAATCCGACCAGATCTGGACCTTGTTCGGACGGTTGAGCAGATTTTCGAGATGCGTTTCGCCGGGCTCGGCTCGCTCGAACTTTCCGTCGGAATTCTTCTTTTTGAAAATGCGACGAATCGTCGTGACCGCGGAAATTTTTCGTTCGATGGCGGAATTCGTCCATTCGCTCGATGTATATAGTGCGAGCAGTGTTTTAAGATCCCCGGGATTGATCCCCGGCGCCGGTTGTTCCATCATCGGGTCTGTTCCGGAGCCCGAAGCCTTTTCGGTTTTCTGCTTTCCGTCTTCGTCCTGTTTTTTGATGGCGCCGATGTCTTCGAGAATCCGTTCCGCACGACTGGGCTCGCCGGACGAAATTTTCGTCGAATGCACGAACTGGCGCGGAAGCGAGTCGCCTGCGAGGGCCCGGCCGAGCTTCTGAAGTAGTTTTTTCACCGTCGTCTCCGAATTTTTCTCATGATCCGATCAAAATGGGCGCCGAGAGTGAAATTTTCCTCGACAACGCGCTTCGTTCGCTCATGTTCGGGCTCTTCACTCTTCACGACCCCCTTCCCGCCGGGCTGGACAACGCAAACACCGGGGGTCTTCTTCAGGTCGCCTTCGACCTTCAGACCAAGATACAGGGCGGCGTCGACAGTGTCTACGCCTTTATCCTGTGTTCTCGACCTGAGCTTCGACATTTCATCGATGAGATTCACGCACCGTGAGTGCACAAAGAAGCGTGGAGGCCCGGCGTTCGGTGCGACAAGGGCACACAATCTGTCGAACATACCTTCCCGGGTCAGCTTTTTGACCGGTCGGAGCTTGAAACGGACGGTGTGCTCGTTCCACTTCGAGATTGTTTGCGGAACGGCGCAATCTCCCGCGCATTCATCATGGCATGGGAAGCCGGGGAAAAGATTGTCAAGAACCTGTTCCGCCATTTTGGCGTCGTTCTCCGGCTGCATGCTATCCGTGACATATTCGGCGTATACCTGCACGTCACCAGCGATGATCTGTGCATAGAGAACGGCCGTTCGCCCTTCGCCACCACCGCCAAAGTCGACAATGATCAGGATCGGTTGCCCTTCGACAGGCGTTCTGTCGCGAATATTGTTCGCCCGGAACTTGGGGAACATCTTTCCGGACTTGTTTGATACCTTGCGGCTCCGGATCTGCGACAACCACACCGAAGAATCGATCGTCGTGAACTCGTCGATCGCGTCCCCGATGGTCGTTATGCCCTTTGCGTGCGCGAACTGCCCCTTGCAATCCGTGATCAGCGGACATTCCGGGCAGTTCTCATAAACGCGGACCAGAATCGGAGGCGCCTCGGGATTCGTCAGGTCTTCGACATGCGTCGTGATCTGCTTTTCCCCGTGTCTGCTCTCCGGGCAAGCCTCGATGACTTCGGCGATGCACCACACATACTTTTCGACGGCGCGGTTCTTTCGGGCATATAGCAACTGGTCGACGTTCCCGTTTTTCTTTTTGCGGGACGATATGAACGTTATCCCCCGATCGAAGCCGTTGAACGACTTCGGAATCATTCGGCCTTCTTCGATGACGTTCGGTTTGATCAAATCGAATTCGTCGATGCGCAACCGGTTAGGGTGCACGGCGTTGAAACCGCCGATCGAGGCCGTGATGATTTCAAGAGACGATCCTGATTTCAGGTGCGCAGATTGTTTCAGAAATTCAGCGCCTTCGGTGAGGCCGGAAGCCTTCACGGCATCGCTGCAGAGAAAACGTTCGGTCCATGCCTGCGCCCGCTTGGCCTGTTCTTTCTCGGCGGAAGCATGCGCAATCTTGATCCCGGGACGCGAAAGCATCTCCATCGCATTGCAAAGCGAAACCGAAGCCGTCTTGAATCCGCCCCTGTTTCCGACACCAAGGACTTCGGCGGCTTTCGTAAAGTAGACACCGGCGACGAAATCGAAAACGGATGAGTGCCGGTTGCATAGTCTAGACGTCAGCCAAGGCGCGCCATTTATGGCTTTGGCGAAGCGTTCGAGTTCTTCGCGATTCTTCGGCGCGTGTTTGGCGTAGTACCGGATGACGTCGACGCGCAGATCGAAATTCTCTTTTTCTTTACGGCTCGGCATGGATTTCTTCAACGTTTTTCGCGTTCATGATGACCGCGTTTTGCGGGGCTCCTTCGATCTCGACAACGATGAACCCGCTCGAATGGATCCGAAGAACTTTTCCGATTATCTTGACCCGGGATCCGGCTTTGATCCTGCCATTGCGGGATTCAGCGGTTCCTCTCAGACCAAGCAGGCTTTGAATTTCGTTCCTCTGAACATCACCCATTGCAGTCCTCACATTTCATCGAATTTTCCGAAATTCGGTTCTTCCGAATCGTCATCTTCGGTTTCGTCACCACCGTCATCGGATTCGGCTTCTTCGTTTTTGCCCTTTTTCGTTTTGTATGTCCCCCGTTTTGTGCCGCTGAGACCGTTTATGCTCTTCGAATGCTTGGCGAGACAGTCGATAATGGCGATCAGCGTTTTCGGATCGTGTTCATGGCCTTCGGTCTTGTCGACCAATATTTCTTCGATCTTGCGCAATGCGACCATCTTCAGGATCGCCGCATACCCACGAGCGACGGTCGGAAGCGCGGCAAGCCGCCCGCGCTCGAAGCTTTCTTTTCCTTCGAGGAAAGCATCGGCGATCTGCCGCCCTTTTGTGGCGTGCCCGAAAAGATCGCGTTGCGGGGATTTCACGTCCCCAGCGCCTTCACGCTTTTTGTATGCCATGGAGAAAAGTCCTCGAATTCCACATCATGTATCGGATCGAAAAGATCAGGAGAGAACCCGATCATCTTCGAATCGATTATACAGGTAAAGCAATCCATCTTCATATTGATGACTGGAACCGGCGGGAAGCCACGGTTCACAAGAGCAAGTTGAATGAAGCCCACGCGTTCGCGCGTCGTGAAGATCGTGATCTGGTGCCCGTTCTTCAGCATCCTGATCACCCATGACCGGGCGCCGGGGATCGGTTCTCCGAACAAGCGTTCCGATTTCTTCTTCAACGGCTCGAACAAAACCCCGTCGAGTTCAATCGCGAAATGTTGTTTCTTTTTCATGGCTCTTCGATACTTTCAATGATCCCGATCAAAAGACGTTTCCATGATCCAGAGTGCCGAAATGGGCGATCTGTAGTGGACCGCTTTATCGTCAACAAAATTTTAAGCCCCTGCATAATCCTCCATTTCCCAAACTTCTTTAGATC